TGCCTGAGCCAGCACCACCCCCGATTGCCCCCCAGGCACCGGCCTGAAAGCCGTTGAACTGGCCGGTGGTGCTATTGTAGATGAACAAGCCGTTAGTCGGAGAAGCGATCGCGTCTCGTTGGGTTGTGGTTAGCCGAGGGGGAAGCAAGCCCTGAGTCGTGGATGTCAGATCGAGCAGAGCCGAGGCAGCAGGGCTGGTGTTGTTTATGCCGACTGAAACAGCATTGTCGGTTATCTGGCTGTTGGTTATAGATGAAGTACCAGACCACTTTGGAACTCGACCGCTGGTGCCTGAACCGCTGAGGGGAGATGATGAGGCATCGGCTATCTTGACGGTTCTGATCGTTGTGGCTGATAGCCCGGAAGCCGTTATCGAGACATCGTAGCTTCCGTTGTTGGCATAGAAGGCCCAGTAGCCGGTGGTGGCATCAGCAGTGAAAGGATTGGCCTTGGGGGTGCCAACGCCGTCACTGAAAATGGTCGATAGGTTTGTCGATCCGGCGTCGAACACGCTGACGGTGCAGCCCACGAAGGTTCGCTGAACCTTAGTAGACGATGACACACCGTTGGTGACAACGGCCTGCCCGCCTTTCTCACAGAAGCCGGTTACGGGGCTTTGGGCTGAGGCCCAGAGAGGCAGGCAACAGAGCCAGAATAGAAGTAATCCAAGCCGCTTTTTCATGATCAGTGAACGTAGGCTTTACCCCAAACCGGGCGCTTGGCAAAATCAGCTATTGAGTCGTGGCCGGGGCGAGAGGTAGCCAAGGTAGTAGCGGCAGGAGCATGGTTGGCAAACAGCGACAGGGCGATGTCTACAAGGCCCAAGCCAGTCATGATTCCAGCCCTTATGCTTTCATCTTTAAGCTGTGGAATGTCATGAGCAATGATGTCATCCAGCAGCTTGATGGAGTCGGAGAGATAACCCCTGATCTCGGTAGCCGTGCTGGTTGCTACCGTGTCCCTGAGCTTCGTGGCTATCGCCAGCCCTTGATCGATCTTGGGGAGAGCACTCGGTAGGAACTGGGCTATCAGCGGGCGTGCTTTGTTGAAGCCGGTGATGATGTCGCTGGCATACATCACAAAGTTGTCCTTGCCAGAGCCCGGCGTGTTGGTCTTCGGAGCACAGCTTGCCAGCAGTAGCGTGAGCACCAAAGAAAGGATTGATAATCTTCTCATGGAGTTCTCCTTTGTCCAGTTTCATCCTTACCGACGTTGACTACTTGGCTTTGGACAGTATCAGGTGGTGGCGGGTTATCGGCCTTGATCTGGGCCTGCCCTTTGCCGAAGTCGTTCAAGCCTTGGGCTCCGATCAGAACACCGAAGATAGTGATGATCGTGGTTACATCTTCTGGGGCCAGAACGATGTTGTGCTTGGCGGCGAAGGCAGCAAGCATTCCGGCCAGAGCCGTGATGACTTTGGCTGAGGTCAGCAGCCGCTTGAGAGCATCGATGAGCCGTTCGGTGAAGGTGTTCATCAGCCTCCTATCGGGAACCCAAAGGTTGCAAGGCCGAGTAGCAGGAACAGGATGAAGATCAGGAAGTGCCCCCCGATGTTTGGGTAGACTGCTCCTGCACCGCCCCGAGGCCAGTACCACACAAAGCCAAGGATGATCCAGAGAAGCATGATGAGCCAGAAGATAAAACCAATGCTCATCTGACCACCGCCTTCTCGAAGCAATAGTAGTAGGATTGGCATAAGCTACTCCTTAGAAGCGAAAGGGGTGGTGGGCCACCCCGATCTGGTTACGCCGGCTGGTCGTCGGCTGCAAGGTCAGTCGTGCTCTGGACGAGCGCGGCTGTCGCAGCGCCGATTGCGTCGTTGTTCTTGGTGATCCGATCGGTTGCTGCGGTCACGCCTGCTTTGAGTTGATCCAAGCTGGTAGCGTTGGCCACCAGTGCCGCCACCTGCTGGATCTCCTTGGTGATTGCATCCGTTGCCGCCGTTGACGCGGTTTGGAACGCCGTAAGCGCCTCGGCTTGGGCGTCGAGTTTTGCATTGAGATCATCGATTTCTGCCATGATTTTCCTCTGCTCCTTTCTCAGTTGTTTGACTTCGCGTTGAATGTGTTGCACGACTGCAAGAATTTCTTGTAGAACGTCCTGATTGCCGCGCTTGGTTAGTGTTTCGGGCATTTGATTTCACCCCTGTCCTATCATAGCAAACCTATGAAGTGGTTGGCTGTACAGAATTAGACACGATGATACGTTTTGTCGGGCATCAGTGTGCTCGGATAGCTATCACAATACTGACAAGCGCCGCGATAGCAGCAATCGCCACGAACACAATCATCAGTCCTTCTCTGCGGCCCGTGCCCTTCTCAACGATTTTCGACAGCGCCTCTATCTTATCGGCGTTTGCCTTAGCCCCCTGTGTGCAGCTTTCCGCGATCGCCTGTAGTCGTTGCTCAGCTTCAGAACGAGGCATCAGCGTTCGCTCTCTATCATTCATCGCACCGCGCCATTCGTTTGCAGCCCCTCGCCATCTTTCCGCGTTTGCCTCGGCAACGAGCACAGCCTTTTCCGCTGCGGCAAGGGCTGCGGCGACAGCCTCCTTCTGAGAGATCAGTGCATCTTTGATAGCCTGCTGTTGAGCGATAAACCGCTGCTCATTGCGAAGCCCCGCCGCAGTATCGGCAGCCTCTAGCTTTGCGTCTCTCTCGTCTACTACCGAGATCAGATGAAGCCGTAGGGTGTCTACTGTCCACCCACTGATGTTGCGTTCTGTCTCGCCGCTCATTCACGCTGGCTCCTGTTACAGCTTAGTATCGAGCCACTTCCGGCGCTTGTCGTTCAGTGCTCGCTGGCGCTTGATGCAATCAGCCATCGCCGTGTCGAGGTCTAGGCATATTTCCTCCTGCTCAGCCAAATGCTGATCCGCATCCTCTTTCAGAAGCAGGTTGCCTTTGGCCTTCCCCCCACCTACTTCCATGATCTCGGTACTCAGCTTTTCACCGTCCTCGAATGCTGAATACATCGAGTAGGCGTCTGCGTCGAACACCGAGCAGTTGATGATAATCTTATCGGGGACTCTTGGCATTTTTTCTCACTTGTGTTTAGGGGGAGGGTTGATGTTCCCGGCTTCGTCTACCTGCCAGCCGTTGGCAATCAACTTCTCCCGCGTGTTTTTCATGTACGTTTCTTGTTGGGCAACCCGTATCTCCAGCTTATCCATTTCTCTTTGTTTGTCTTCTATTCGCCGGTCAACGGTGGTGTAAACAAAGCCTAGTAGCAGCAGCAGCACGCCACAGAATGTCGTGAGTGCCCAATTCGGAACCGTAGTCTTGTCTTGAGCAGGTGGCATAGCGTCAATGTGCTCTGTACTACTTTCGTGCTTTGTGCGTGGAATGTTCTCGATTCTCGGCCGTGGCAGTGCGTCTATGATAGAAAGCTCTCTGGCCACAGGCATATAGGTTCTCCTATCTCCCAGAACATTGTTGTCGAACACTCTCCTAGCGTCGGAGTTGGATTAGCTACCCTTCGGCTTACTCGGGGTGATCTGTTCATCCATCGGTGAACCTATGATGGTGCCGCCACCCTTGCTTTTGCCGCCAACACCAGTTGCGTACTGGACCGTTGAGATCGGTCCATAACTGGATGGGGGCTTGTTGAACTCTTTAGCGGTCCCTGAGCCAAAGCTGCCACTGCCGCCGTGCGGAGATGGAGGCTTCGGATAGTCCGTCATCGGGGAATCTGAACCGTGTTTTCTAGCCACTGTAGTTCTCCTTTCAGTTGGGGATTATAGCATTGTTATTGGATTGGAGCATGACTTTGAAGGAATGCTGAATCGATTGGATAGAGAGAGCCGCTGCTCTCTGGAATCAAAAGGTTCTGAATCATCTGTTCTTCGTCCTGAATCTCACAGAGCCGAAGCAGTTCTCGATAACGAACATCATGTTGTTGCATGAACAACGGCCAGTTGATACCCCGGTAACGAACATCAGGTTGCTTTGCGGCCCACTCACAGCCGAGGAACAGCGACCGAGTGATAACCAGTTCATCACTGATCGACGGCGGAAGGCTGTCACCACTGACGAGATCAACTCCACGTTTCTGGTAGACAACCAGATAGCCTCTCTCGAAGTTAGGCGAAGGCCACATCTCGTAAACGGGCTGGTTGTTGCTGTCGCTCCTGCGCGTTGCCAGAACATAGGGCTGGCCGCTCGATGCCCTCTGAGGATCAGAGTTGTCCAGTTCTTCGGCTGCTACATTCAGGACAAGGCTGTAGGCGCTCACCGGATCATAGACCCTGCGGTAGCGCAGGAAGTCCGTGACCTCGACACCGACTGCGTTGAGCGGAGGGCCATAGAAAATTCTAGTGATCGTGTAGGCAGCAACGGTGTTGGTTGACTCAACGTAGATACGATCCAGGGTCAACACGACAGCAGTTGGAGTCGAGAAGTCAGCAGCCGTTATCGAGTAGATCGGGCCACTGCTGACCCTGAACTGTCTCAGAGTGATAGCAGGGTTGGGCAAGCCGACGAGCGCCGCTGAAGCAGTAGCGTCGAGAGTAACGGACTGGCTGAACTGGGTTACATTAGCTGTTCCAGTGCTAAGTGTCGGAGGGCTGTATAACCAGCCCTCCGCCATCAGGAAAGACCAGTGGCGATGGTCACGAATATCGCGCCACGCCCGGTTGATGAGCTTCTGCGCGAGTAGCGCGGGGAGCTGGGGCAGATGAATAAGCAGCTCGTTCCAAAGTTGATCGTAGGTACTCGGCATTTGTAAAACCGGACCGGGCATTGCACCCGGCATGACCCACCTTTAAGGACAAGGGCTTGACCTATGCAGATAGTATACCCGCTTCAACGCTGTGCTTACCGGCCTCGGAACTCCATTCGACAGGTTACGGCGGACAGGTTAGTAGTGTTGCTGACCTCAGCCAATGGTTGCTGAGTGACCGAGGGAGAAGCACCGAGGAAGGTAGCAATCGGAATTGTCCGGTTGGTGGCAGCGGCTTTCGACAGAACCCCGGCGTTGCTATCGGGGTTGATCCCGATTGCCTCGCCGATGGCCCCCCCAACAACTGTAACATTGCCGGTTATTGTGCCGGTTCCTCCTCGTAGAGCCATCAGCTTCTTGTTGGTGTAGTCCCAGACTACCCAGGCTACACCGGAAGCTGCGGCATTCAAGCCGATCAAGAGGGCCCCAAAGATGTCACCGGCTTTGGCGAAGCCGATTCTCTGAGCAGAAAGCCCAAGGGAGGCTCCATAGCCCCCCGTTGGATAACTCGTGTCGAAAGCGATCTGGACGCCAACGATTCGGGTTTTACTCCAGACATCCTCGTACAGTTTGGTCAAGGTTACGGCCATGACGTTTTCTCCTTCTCTGGCTCAAGGCCAGAAGGGGTTAGTGACCCTACCAGTTCAGATGAAAGTTCTTCATCACGATCAGGTTTACACCGCTATCGGTCGGTGCTTCATAGGCTGCACCGATGATGTTCTTCAAGCCCTTCACACCACCGCTGATGTAGGTTCCGGTTGCGTCTGCGATTGCATCAGCAGTAGCGGTTGTAGTGACCTGAAGCACGATGTTACCTGCGGTCTTGTCAGTAACACTTGATCGGTACTTGACGCCGGCCAAGCCTTGAACCTGAATCCAGCAATACTGATTGATGGTCACAGTGTTCAGGGCTATTCCGGCGAGGTAGCCTTCATGCGGCGCTGTGATCGTGTGAGTGACTTCGTAGTCGGTCAAGCCAGAGTTGGCTACCACGTCCCAAGCCACGATGTCGCCACGAGCAAGTGCAGTGACAGCTTTGACGTACTGATACCAGCCGCCGTAGAGGGTGCCGACCGAAGCAAGGCTGAGCATTGCTGCCTCAGCATGGTTGACTGCTATAAGTTTGCCGAGCTGTCCACCGAAGCGGGGCTGGACAGCCGACGCGATGTTCGATCCTACCTCGGGGTCGTTCACGGTGTTGAGGTATTTGAGATCGAGCTTTGCAATGTCTCCGAATGGTCCTGTTGGCATGTTCTATCTCCTTTTCCCCAAGACTATGAGCCGATGCCGTAGGCATGGTTGCTTCCCCAAGGACTTCCACAGGGAAAGTTAGCAGCCGCAAGTGATTGGCCTGCGACCATCGTTGAATTCTGGGCGACCTTGAAGCCGGTCCAGCCGAATTGGTAGAGCGGGTTGTCGCTCATCCTGAAGTCCCACTGCTGGGTATTCAGGAGGGCTAGAACTTCGCCTACCGTGACGGTGGTTGAGCTGGGCAGTCCGCTTGCAGCGGTTGGCGAGGCAACCGACGTAAAGGTAGAGGTCAGATAGTTGCCCAGATCGGGATCATTGATTCCATAGACCGCCGAAGGCGCGTAGGCGTCAACGAGGAACGAAACGGTCATCAGCTTGATGGCCTGTGCTCCCCAGAACACCGGATCAGTTCCGAGTTCCATGAACCGCTGCTGAGGCTGGATGCGTTCGAGCATGAAGTTCCAGACAGCAGCGTTCGAGATCCCGAGATCAGGGAACACCCCGCGCTGGCCTGCTGCAGTATACATCTCAAGCAGGTTGTTGTAGGTGATCGTGCCGGTGTTGCCCGCTGTGTCGCCGAACCACTTTGGAACTGAGTTGAGGCCGGTTCCAACAACGCCGCTGCCTCGGGTCTTCGTTCCGTAGGTCGGAAAGACGTTGCCGTCCCATGAGTTGTCAACACCGTTGTTGAGGGCTTCCGACATCCCGTTGATCTGGGTGACTCGGTTGTCGGTGATCGTTGAAGCAGAGCCTTGGCCGTGACGCCATAATGCAATGTTCAGGATCGCATTGAGGGTCTTCATCGAGTTGTCCAAGTGAGCTTCAACGAGGTTGACAACGTTCATTGGCCCCTTGGCCTGAGTACCGATTTCCTCTAGGTACTCGGTAACGTTGACATAGTAATACTTCGGATCGAACGCCGTGGCGTCGATCGTTGCGGGCTTGGCAAGGTTGAATGTGTCCCCTTGCGCGTAAGCGCCGCCTTTCAGCGGAGCATACAAGCCGGGTTGCTGCATGAAAGCCCCACCGGGGTAGGACTTCAATCGGTTGCGTCGGAGGTACGCTAAGAACGGTGCTGTCCTGAAGAAATTGTCCCTGAGTTTCCGGGGCCAAATCTCCGCAAGCGTCACTGCTGTTAGCTCTGAAAAGCCTGGCATGGTTGTTCTCCAATCAGAGGCGCTTGTGCGCCGTTAGTTTGCGTACCCGCTGCTACAACCGAGGATCGAAGCCCTCAAGGAGCTTTGCTGCTTTTGCTCTTGAGTTCTGGTCGGCTACGACTGCTGCCGAGGGGTCTTCGTTGGCGAGGGCAAGAGCTGAGCTGAAGCTGCCGGTGGCGTTGTCTCTGCGGGCTGCGGGATCAACGGCCATTTCTGTCATGACTTTCGCCCGTTCGTCTTTTCGGGCTGCTTTCAGTTCGGCCTCGAAATGTTCCTTCTGCTTTTGCTCTCGGATGGCAGGGATGCCATGAGTATCTTCCCATGCTTGCTGAGCCGATTTGCCCTTATAGACCTCGGCAAGAATCTTCTCGCCATCGGGGTATTCGCCGGTTAGCTTGAAGTGCTCTTGAGTGATTCGCTGAAGCTGGGCTGGCCACGCAGTCAGTGCCGGAACGACCTTGGCGAGATCGTCTTTACTGACAAAGCTGGACGTGTCGAAGGGAGGCTTTTCTTCAACCTTGGCAGGCGGCGGTGTTCCGGTTGACAGTTCTGAAACAGAGCCACCCTTTCCAATGTAAGCATCCGTCAAAGTCTTCAACTCCTTCTTCAACCGTTCGCTTTCTTCAAGAGCCTGAGAGAACTTCGGGTTGTTCTCATCCCGCCACTCAACAAGCTGCTTCTCCATGTCGAGAACTTCCTGCTGCTTCGCTGATAGGCTTTCTCGCTCAGTTCTCATCTCATCCAGCTTCTTGCTGTAATCGGATTGGCGCATCACGCCGTTTCCGATCTCGGGAAGAATCTCGGGGTCAGCCAGGAGTTGAAGTAGCTGAGTTTTCTTGTCATCAGCTACCTTGAATCCCTTGACCCATTCTTCCAACTGTTCTTTCGTGTACGGCATTTGTCCTACCTCCTTGCGACTGGCGAGGGCCAGTAGGTGTTAAAGGTTAATCGATAGCCTAACTAGCGCCAGTCCTTCAGCCGTTGTAGTTGATACCGGCATCCGGGCCTGCTGATTGAGGCTGCTGCATCGACCCGACTACTTCAACCGTTCCCTGCTGGATGGCTTTCTTGATGGCCTCCGCTGCCTTTGAGAACTGCGGATGAGCCGACGCGATAGCCATCGCCTGGTCTTCAAGCTGCTTGGCCAGTTGCATGAACTGAGTAGAAGGATCGGGCTGGGGCGCAGCACCGCCAGCGGCCAGTCCTGAGAGATCAGGCATGGCTTGCTGGGTTGGCTGAGCACCGGGAATTGGGGGCATTGCTGACATGATAGCCTTATGTAATTAGCGCCTCTTTAGCTGACGCTGAAGTCCTCGAATCTTGCGGCGGGGAACTGCTTCTTCGGTTCGATAGACCGGCTTGCCTTCGTCGGTTTCCCCATACTTGGCTGTGATAGTCCGCTTCTTTTTCATTCGTTGCTTTCTCATTTGAGTTAGCGGGAGAGGCAAGTGAAATGCCCGGCCTCTCCCCCTAGCGTTCTCACACAGAGAACCCCCGTTTTGCGTAGCGGCGATGAGCTAGTTTGAAGGCCGACTGATTCGGGCCTTCTTGCCCCTCTTTTTCTTCCGCTTCTCTCGTTGATCGTTTACCAGCATAATGTTCTCCTCGTCTTCCGGCTCATCCATGATGGAGCCTCCAACTTTGTAAAGTGGAGGAACCATGACGGTCCCTCCTGTTTAACGCCACCCTGCTATCGCTGGGGATCAGCCCTTGAGATAAGAGCGATCTTTAAGCGGAACAGGAAAGACGGGTCTAGCGGCGTTTGCCCTTTCGACCCTTTTTGCGTCGGTTCTGACGATCCATGGGTTTGCCTCCTTTCTTCAAGACTGAGTTTGCAGCAGCAACGGCCCGGCCTTCGTCACCAGTACGCTTGAGTACACTGTTAGCAACGTGTGCCCACTGACGGCGTTGTTTGGCTGACTTGGCTTTGTGAGTGTGACGTTTCGCATCTGTAGATGACCACGGCATACGGCAAGAGGCCACCAACCGGATGGTCAGTGGCCTCGTTTTCTAACGTCGGACCGAGAAGCTACTTATGCAACTACAAGCTGACGGTACAGCTAAACAGGATTAGTGTCAACAGGTTTGTTGCGCTGGTGGTTGTGGTCCCACTCGGTTATGACCGCTACCCCTTGGTTGACATGGATGTGGATGGTGCCGTTTTCGCGGAGGTTCAGTAGGTAGTCGATAATCTCATGAGGATCACCAGAGTAGCTGGTTTGCTCGAACGCTCGGGTGCGTTCGATACAGGGTTGCTTTCGGAGACGGGGGCTTGGTTGGCTCATAATCCGCTGATGAATCTATGGATAACTTTGAGATGACAGACCAAGCAACGGCGTCTCTTATGCTTTCCATCAAAGACTATCCCACGCATACAGTTTCCACAACGAACTATAACCTGATCCCGGCGACGTTCCCACCGGCCTATGGACCAAATACCATATGCGTCTACTGTGAAGAATTCTATCATCTGCTCTCGCTAACCGTGGTTCTCGAACCACCATCTTTGCTCTTGACCTGCGGCATGTTCTGGCCGCTCGGGGGACGACCACCGCCTTTGCCTTGGCCGGCGCCCTGAGCAGCTTGGGCCATCTGATCTGCAATCGTAGCTTCAAGGTCTTTCCACTGGCCCCACTTTTCGAGAACGGTGTTGCCTTGCAGATGGCCCCAGTTCGGAATGTCGAGGGCGGTTGAGACTGTCTCAGGATCGATCGGGAAGCCTGATCGCATAAGCTGTAGATATAGCAACTTTCTACTCGTCTGATTGAGCTGATGCAATGAACCAGGGGTTATCCTGAAGTTAAAGTTGTGCATATGAGTTCTGGCCCGTTCCATTCGGGTTTGAACAAAGCCCTGCTCGTTGGCTGGGATGATTGAGCCCGGATCGAAGTCAAAGTCCTGCTCGGTTATTCCGTCCTGGCCCATGACCCAGATTCTCCGTTGGGTGTCGTAGAACTGGAAGAACATCGGGCCGACTTGTTGGCCGAGTCCCCGCAGAGAACGCTCCATCGAGCGGGACATTCCGCGAACGATAGGGCCAGCCATTTCCATCAGCTTCTCGATCGCATCCCCACCGGGAACTTGTTTGGCTTTGGCGAGAGACTTGAGATCAGGCACGCCCAGCAGATCGCCAATGAGGTTCTTCAGAAAGGGAACGTATTCAGAGATGATCCAGGGGGGAACATCATACTGCTGAGGAGCAACAGGAAACTTAATAGGGTTCTCGTTCTTGAAGTTATCGTAGCGCATCTTCATGCCTGGGCGCCGCGTGTTGAACCGCTGAGCATCGGTGGCTGAAATGGCATTCTTGTCCCAGAGCATCGGCGGGTTGAGACGGACAGAAGCACTGTCATCTATATTCCTGAGATGCTCGTTGAAGCTATCGCTGATCGAGGCGACTTCGAGAACCAGAGAGAAGCCGAGATAGTTCCAGACCCACTCGTCCATAGAGAAGCTGATGAGAGGGACTTGGCCATGCCACCAGTAGCTTGGCCCGTCGTAGATGATACAGGTCTTGGTGCAGATCAGCAGGCGACGGTTTGGGTAGAGCTGGCAATCAGATCGCTCGGCTTTGCGATAGGTAGTCTGGTCTGTGGTCGTTCGGCCAGCGGGAATGTCACTACCGAGCGAGGGTACTTCGTAGTAGAAGGATGTACCAGGCTGGCCCATTGGTCGAGTCATTCCAGAAGTGTTTATAGAGAAATCATCGATGTAGATATAGTTGACATCAACGGTTGGAAAAGGTGTTTCTTCATCTTCCCGGTTCTTGGGGGAGCCGATGAGATCCATTAAGGTTCGACCTGTCTTGGCCCAGATGGACTGGCCCCGGTCACTGGCTGTTGTGGGCAAGTCTCTATCCGGTGTAATCCTGTGCTGTAGATGAGGCCACTGTCTCCAAGCTACTGTGATGGGCAACTCATCTTTGATGATAACGGCATAGGCTTCTTGGAGGTTGTGGTTACTCGGTAGCTGTATAGGAAGAACATCTCTAGCCCCGTATGACTGGAGAGCAATGTCTCCAACCCCACGACGACGAGCGTTGGACTTCCAGAAGGGACTGAGATAGCCCTTACCGAGAGCGGCTGCATATTGCAGGGCTTCTTTGATAGAAAGATCAACGAACGTATTGTGATACCAATCGTTGGTGAGGTTGTTGAGAATCGTTGTCTGATGCTCCCAGCGGGTCTTGTCGCTGGTTTCAAACATCCAGAAGTCCCTGAGATCGGTGAGAACACTGATCTGTTCGTTGAGAGCACGCTTAACGATGTTGGCCCTGATCTTGGACATTGCACCGCCAGCAGCGGTGTTGCCGGGTAGCTGCTCATTGAGTTGGCCTGAGATGATGTCGATTGCACGGTCGAGTTGACCGAAACCAGGCTGAGTGTTGAGATAAGCAAGTCCTTCGGAAGTAGCTTCGGCTACCCAGCTAAGCCGGTAGGCTTCCGAGGTATCGTCCGGGGGGCAGACGTAGCTGGAATGTTGGGGTTCGCGGTCTGGATTACTTGACATTCAATTAGTCCATACGACGGTAGTTGTGGTGCTCATCCTGATAGGGCTGCCTCTCGCTGCGGTCCATCTCTAGACCTTGAATAAAGCACTCAGGACTGACAGCCGGAACATCAACGTTGTAGCTGCTCTCTATAGCAGCTTCGGCGAAAGCCCGAGCTTCGGGCGACAGGCTGGAGAGCATTGATTCAAGCCGATCCCGGCCAGCTTTGTTCTCCATAGACCTGAAGGCTTTCTCCTGCTCTCGGTTGATCTCGGCATCGGCTTTCATTCGCTCAGAGTATTGACGGCGGAACTGGCTATATTCGTTCATCGTCCTGATCTCTTTACGAACGAAGCCTCGGGGGTGCCGGGTGTCTTCTGCGGTTGCGGCTACAAAGATTTCACCGTCAGAAGGCCGCTCGTAGTAGACGAAGGGCTGGCTGTTTTGGGCGTTGTGGCCCCGACCTGTCAAGGCTCTATGTGCTTTTAGCTTACATTGGCTACAGTCGATAACAAAGGCATCCTGCCAAGCCAGCTTCTTCGTCTGGTGGCCTTTCTTGCAGATGAACAAGCGTTCTTTCATTTGCATAGTTGGCCCCTCTGCATCTCTCCATAGGTTCCCTTATTAGGATGCTGGGGACACCGTTTTACTTCACGTCTATTGATCTGATACCCCAACCGTTCATAGGCCAACACCCTTGGGTCATTGGGGGCTAGAATAAGCATTGGATGATCCTGCTCGCCTTCTAACTCTTTACAGATACAGTTTGGCATCGCTGGCTATTCTCGCACCGATGTTGCTGAAAGTCTACGAGGATTTAATCGAAGCCGTGCTTCCTTGCTGCCTCGAAGCACCTTTGCGTGACAGCTTGAGCATATTTTCAAGCCTTCGATCCGGGGCCGACGAAGACAGAGTAGACAGAAAACCTGCTCAGTTTGCCTCCTGAGTGCAGGCTTATTCATGACTCATCCCCCAAAGCGGATCATCATCGAGGGTCTTAACCAACCCACTGTAGACCCCATCATCCGGCTGCTGCTCTATCACAGGCTGCAACGTGGGCAGGCTGAAATCAAACATATGCTCCCCGCCTTTCCACCTTGATTCCCAATCTTCAAGCTGCTTCTTCGCTTGCTCTCTGGCCTGCGACGAGAAGACATCCTCGTCGCCTTGAACGACGGACTTCCAGACGTGGAGGCAGAAGAAAGCAATGCCTGCGCCCATGTAGCGATCATCGTGGCCCCCGGTATCGGCCCTGATGGATTGCTGGAACTCATCCTTTGATAGCGTCCGAAGCTCCTGAATCAACCACGGCGAGTTGATCTTGAAGTTGCAATCCCTGATAGCTTGGTTCGTTCTATCGATCAGCATTGGCCGGGACCAGCTATTGGTAAACCAGCCCAGCTTGTGAACCCTCGTGCGCTTCATGTTATCGTAGCGTTCCCAGCGATGAAAATTCGACCAGCCCTGCTTACGCATTTCGAGCTGGGTTGTCTCACCGTTGCCGGCGCACTCAATCGCCACGAGAGGCTGCTCCATTTGATCTGTGTAGCAAGATGAGTAGAAGGCACTGATGCACATGCAGATCGGGGTTAGGTCGATGGAGTTGACGTAGGCATTAGCGAACTCTGCTACCTGCACAGCAGGGTTGATAATAGAGCCTTCCTTGACTACCTCAATGGTAGAGCGGTCTTGGCCGAGGCCGTAGCTGGTATCGACGCCGACGCCGTACTTCGCCCCCTTCAAGGGGGGCTCCCAGATGAACACTCGGTTCTCCCAAGAGCAGCTTGGATAACCATCGTAGGTCAGTGGTCGCAGGGTGAAGTGAAGCGTGGCTTCGCCAGTGAACCAGGTTAGCTCTATTGGCTTTCTGCTGAGATCAAAGTCTCGGCGCTCTGGCCAGAGTCTTCTAGGCAACAGGTTCGACTCAATACCGAAGCAACCCCACGGCGCCGACCTCTGGTCGTTCAGCATCTCTATAGTTTCAACGTCGAACACTGTTAGATTGGTAGTCTGGAATGCCTCAAGCGGATCAGCAGGCATCTCTTGTAGGAACAGGTTCAGGGCTTTCTTGCGGACCATCTCGGAGCGGTAGCATTCCCAGAACCATGTTTGATCCAAAGGCATCTCCCAGTCGTCTCCGAGGAACTTCCTCACAAGAGCATTAGTAGCTACATACTTCTTCGCTCGTTCTGCGTGCTGAGAGCCCTTTGCAGTCGGAGTCCAGTCAGCAGGGATAGGATGGTCGTTCTTCCATGTCTGCGTAGGCCAGACATCGGTGCCGATGAACCAGGGCAGGAAGATCGGCCTGAACGTTGAAGTTCCGTCGTCGTAGCCTTCACTCGAAATATCCCAAGTCTGATGCCACCAGTCATGCATTCCAGCGGCGGTGGATTCGAGGATAACGAAGGTTCTGGGGTTGGGATGGATCGAGGGCATTAGCGAGGCATCGATCAGTTCTTTGGGATCACCTACCCACTCCGGGATCTCACTATTTTTCACGCAGCATTGAATGGTACAAAAGTCATGTTCGGGGGCATCTACCTCAATGTCATAGAAGGTTTCAGAGAATCCCTGCTCGTTGCGCTTCACTTGAACGTAAATAGATTTCCTATCATCTGACCACTTCCAATGCTTAGCTTTTGTAGCACTAAAAGATGTCCAACCAAAGCATTCTCTTACTGTCTGACTAACATCACCGGCAATCAAGAGCGTCCATATCTCTTTGCAGTTTCTCCCATAATAAAATCCCTCTTTTCTCTTATATAGAGATGTCCAGCCAAACCCCAAAGAAGCAATAAGATCCCGTAACTGGATCAACAATGGAGGGCATATAGAACTAACATATATCTCATTGGAGGTAGTACGCAGATGCCCATCCCCTTCGAGATAGCCTTGCAGCAACCCCACACAAAACTCATAGCCTGTATCCCATACCCAGTCTGGAATTGATTTGTTCATGGTGCGGCCAAAACTTCTAGCAAGCCATCTGGCCAGCCCTGAACTGTAGATGACTAAGTGTGAGGTTTTTCCATGTAGCTTACGGCTTCGTACCGGAGCCAAAGCTCCGATCGCATCTTGCAGCTTACAGGAGAATCGCTCAACTTCCTTGTCATGAACAGCAAACACCACCCTATCAAAAGGCTCATCAGCCTTTAGCTTATTGTTTTGGTTTATGCTTCCTTCTGCTAGGTACAGTCCACAAAGCCAACCCAGCTCCCTATCCAACTCAAGATCTATAGTAATCTCTGGCCTATCCTTGATCTTATTGTCTCCTCCGGCTAATCGAGATTGAAAAGATATTTCAGAGATTCCACTGAGCAGGGGCTTAATTGGATGAACTACATAGCTTCCTTTTTCTATACAGTCGGCGGCCACAAATCCATCAGGCGTCAATACTGGATGATCCTCGGTAGAACTGAGGGGTAGAGGATTTCCCCATAAATAGATTTCTCTAGTAGCCTCGTTCTGCCGGGAGCTTTTAACCAACCTTTTCACCGGCGCTAACAGTCCTCGGGAAGTTATGACACTATCGCCTTCTGTAATTTCCGATACCGGAATCAACCGTCCCTCGGCTGTGTGAATAAGGGTCTGAGGCGCTAAGCATAGATGACAAATATCCGGTGTCTCTCCACGGGCTATGCCCGTCATCTTTGCGCCATGCTGCATGGTGATTGCACTGTTTAATTCGGGGAA